CTTCATTTCAGCGGACATGCGGGCCTCCCCTTATCGTCTGACCAGCATGGCCAGTGCGCCCATCATGGCCGTCTGCGTCGCTGTCCAGTCGGCTTGCTTGCGGGCGATGGCTCGCTGGTGCCAGCCCATCAGCTCGCCGATCTCGTAGCCCTCAACGCGGTCTTCGCTCTTGTTGGGGAATACCCACAAGATGTCGGCGATTACGTCGTCGAGGTTTTTCGGGCACCGCGCAAAAAAGGCTGAAGCTCGTTGTTGAGCGCCATGAAGTCCGCGCCGTCCATGATGTCGAAAAACTTGGATGGCAGTTCGGTCAGGTTGACCATCAGCGCCTGGATGTCGTCGCCGGTGCCCTTGGTCGCGTTGAGCCACTTGCGGCAGTCTGCGCCGTTGGGGCGGCGGTAGGTGATGTCGACGTGGACCTCGCCGTTGAACTCGACTGGCTCTGACAGCAGGAACACGATCTTGCCGCCCTTGGCGGCGGGCGAACCATTAGCGGCGGCGATAGCGGCGGATGAGGCGTCGGTAGCCATGTCGTAAACGTCCTTTGAAGAGGGTTTTTAGAACGCACACAACGAAGGTAATGGGCGGACTTAGCCGCGCCCGGTGTTGCGGCGGCGCGTTGCCATGATGTCGACGCCGTCGACGATCAGCACCTGGTTGAGCAGGTCGATCTGGAGCTTCAGCTTCCCGTCGAACCATTCCTCGTAATAGGTGATGTCGTTGACCATCAGCTCCGACGTGACCTTGCCGCCAGCCTTGTAGGCCTCGCGCTTGACTTCGGTCAGTGCGCCGGTGACGAGCACCTTCTGCGGGATTTCCGCTTCGCCCGGCACGATGAACGAGGCCATCAGTTTGAAGTTGGTCGATACGCCAGGCATCGTGCCCCACGCCGACAACGTGCGCGGATCGAAGCCTGCGGTCTTGGCTTTGAGTTCGAGCTTTTCGAGGATCGACTTGATCTGCCGCGTGCCCATCAGCCCGCCGCCGGTGTAGTCCTCAGCCTTCCACTTGAGTTCAGGCAGCGTCACTTCTTCGACGAGGGCTACGAGGCCGAAGCCCTCTTGGAACAACTGGTAGTCGCCGAGAATGTTGCGCATCTGCGCCTCCACCTATCAAAGCCTGAAAGAAATGATTGCGACCGGCGCGCCGGTCAGGCCTGACCGCTTAAGCGGTCAGGTTGAGCACGACCTGGTCGATGAGGTCTTTGTAGTAACCGGGCTCGCGCTGCGCCTCGATCTGGATGTCTTCGGCAACACCCACCGGCTCGATGTCCATGTTGAACTTCGGCTTGCCGAGGACGAGTTGACCGGGCGGGTTCTTGGCCGGATCGACCCAGATTTTGCCACCGAGGATCGCACCGATGGCCTTGTAGTAGCGCAGCTTCTCGTTGACGCTGTCGGCCACGCCTTCATAAAACTGCAAGTTCAGGGGGCGACCCGGATAGATGTCGTCAATCGTCTTTTCGAGACTGTCGTAAATCGTATCCACGATCCGGCCCGACGTGAACATCTTCCACAGCGGGTCGCTCGTTGCCGCGTGGTTACCCCACAGCTTGTAGCCAGATCCGCGATGCACGATGGTCGCCACGTCGCGCTCGTTGAGATAATCGCTCTCGCCACCAACGCCGCTGTCGTCGATGGGGCGGGACGTGCCGACGATACCCTCAATGACGCGATTGGAAGGGCTGAACCAGAACCCGTCGCTGTTGTCGACCTTAGCAAGCAGCCCGGCGACGCGGGCGGACGCTGGCTGCGACACGGCCTCGGCACCAACCAGCGGGTGGTTGTCGACGCAATAGATGCGGCGCGAGTTCCAGTCGTTGCGGTAGGCAACGGACTGCTCTGCCGTGGCGTTGGGGCAATCGGCGATGATGGTGGCGCGCAGCCGGTTGGCAATGCCGCCGAGTTCGGCGACGACGGGATTGGCCGCATTGCCGATCTGGCGACCCGCGATGGTCGCGTTGACGCCGTCACCAACAATCGTGATCTCCACGTGCTGCTCGGAGTAGCCTATGCCGGAATTGAGCATCTGAATGCCAACGATGACGCCCGAGCGAATGACGGGAATGGCCTTTGCTCCGCCGCCATAGCCGTTGCCGTCGATCACGATGCGGGTATTGGCGAGCGTGTAACCAGCGCCGCCCACGCCAACGACGATTTGCGTGATGCCACCAACAACGCGCTGTTGCGTCCAGCCGGGCGCGATCAGGATTTTAGGAATTTTGAAGACGGTGTTGCGGGCAGCCATCAGCGCATGAGCGCCGGTGCGCAACGAATAGTCGCCCATGAAGTTGGTGAGCTGCTCTTCAATGGTCAGAGCCTGCACAACGCGAATGCCTACGATGGCAGGCGCGACGCCCTGGTCGTAGATGCCGTCGAATGCGTCCTTGCCTGTGCCAGCCGAGCCGAGCTGCGCCGTCACATCGCGGTCACCGAGAAACAGTTGCGGCTTGTTGAGCGGGAACAAGTCTGGATCGGCATTCGGTGCCGTGTACAGCAGGCCGATGGTGGACGTGTCGGTGGTCTGGATCGGGCGGTAGGCGATATCGCGCTCTAGGACGCGCGCACCGTGGTGGAAGAGTTCGCTCATGAAAATGCCCTCAGGGTGTGGACCGGCGTTTGATCCGGTGTACCCCGAGGGCTGAAGTGATTTTACGGGCGCAACTCCACCCGACGATCAGTACCCAGTCAGGAACGAGGCCAGGTTAACCGGCTGGCTTGGCCAGTGCGTGTCATCTGCGAACGATTGATCAGCCAGTGCGACCAGTGCCTCGCGCGTTTCAATCATCAACGTCTCCCATGCATTGACTGCCGACAGCATGGCCGCATCAGAGAGTTGTTCTTGAGTGAGTGGCACGCCGGTGGCGACAATTGAATTGAGATACCCCACCTCACGTAACATGCTGGCCTGGATCGTGGCCGAGCCGAGCGCGGCGTTGATCCTATGCTCGCACTCCGAACGGATCGCTGCTGTCAACTGCGTCGGCGCAAGCGGGACGACCAGAGGAGGCGTCGTCACGTAAACCGTGCCGTTCCATACGTCACCGATGTTGCCGCCCAGCTCACCAATAGTGAGGCCGTCCGGTGGTGCCCATCCGCCATCGGCGTCAATCACCGCGATAGACACCACCGTCTGCGATGCGTCAAGAATAGGATAGGTTTGCGTCATGGAAGGCTCCGGGGGTTTTCATCTCAAGCGTAGAAATCGATTTCGATCAGGCCGTTCGCGCCGTTGCCGCCAGCGCCGCCGTAAATTGCGCCGCTGCCCGCTTGTCCCGGCGAATTGCCATTTGACCCGTTGGTAGTGGTGTTGCTGGTCTGGAAATAAGAATGACCCGAGCCAAACGAACCGCCACCGCCAAGGATGATGACCCAACCAGAACTCGCGTCGGCGTTTCCTTGACCGTTTTGGCCGGGGATCACGTAGCCACCGCTGCCGGTTGGTGACGCGCCGAGGCTGCCCGCACCGCCCGCAGCGGTGATGGCGCCGAACGCACTCGAACCGCCCGCGCTTCCGAGGTTCGCCGCTCCGGCAGCGCCGCCGGGTCCGCCAGCCCCAACTGTTGCAGCCATCGACGCGCCAGCTACAACAGCGACCAAACCCCAACGATATTCTGCGCCATTTCCACCAAATCCAATGCGTCCGCTCGCGCCCTGCCCTTGGCCGCCGCCGCCCGCGCCCCACATCCGCACGAAGGCCTTTGTTGCCCCCGGCGGGACGGAGACCATGGTCGATGCGGCCACGACAATAGAGCTAATCAGGCCACCGGTTGCCGCTCCTGCTGGCCCTTGTGGGCCGACCGGACCTTGAGGACCCGGTACCGTGCTTGCCGCGCCTGCCGGTCCTTGCGGCCCAGATGGTCCTTGTGGTCCCTGAGCTCCGGCGGGACCAGGAACCACACTGGCGGCCCCGGCGGGGCCCGACGCACCCTGCGGTCCGGCGGGGCCGGTCAATGACCACACATCCCACGTCGCACCGCCAGCGTGCGAGGTATACTTGTACGTCACGCCGTCCGCGATATTGCGCACGACGGTTTCCAGCGCCGGAACGGTAGCAATCCACGCCGCGATCTGCGGGTTCCACTCGGCGAACTGCCCAGCCTTACCGGCAAATGCTCCGGTCGGAGCGGTGCCAACAATAACGAGGGCCGTCGCCGCCGGATTGGTCGGTGGGGCGCTGGCGAAGCTATCGATAGAAATCCACGGCGCGCGACGCAACCGCGATAGCGGAACGATGTCGGCCGGGTTGACGATGATGGTGACGTTGGCCGCTGTGTCGACCACGATAGGGATCAGAACGTCGATAGTGTTGACCGCGCCCTGGCTCGCTGCCGCAAGGTCGGTCGCGGGATAATTGGCGACGACGATACACTTCCCGTCATCGGTGTAGAGGGCCAACTCGCGTATTGTCGCGGGGGCGACGCTGGCCGGGATCGTGCCCTGCACCAAAACCTGGGTCGGGTAAACCGGATCGCGCGTTACGCTCGTTGGTGCGCCGCGCCAAACCTCGTGCACGAGCCCGGTCATGTTAACCGTGGGCGTGACAGGTGCGCCGTTGCCGTCACCAACTGCAATGGCGGTGATGTTGATTGTTCCGGTGCCAGCAATGGCTGCGGCGATCTTGGCTTGCCCCAGCAGCGTTGCGACGGCGAAATACTGGCTCATGTGGTCCTCAAGCAGTCAGGGGGGTGAGACGGGCATGGACGGTCGACAACGTGGCCGCGCCGACTGTGATGCGAGCGTTCGGCGTGCGGATCGCCCGCACCGGTTCGATCAGGAATTTGACATGAACACGGGCGGTGACCGCCGCGCTGATGGTCATGGGCGGCGCGGGGGCCGGTCGCTGCAAGACGATGGCTTCTAGCAACGAGCGGACGTTCTTGGTCTGGACCGCGACCCGGCGCAACCGCACAGCGTTGGCCGCTGTCCAGTCGGTCACGGCATCCAAAGCAACGTAGAGCCGGAACGTGTATGCCCGTCGCGCATCGCTGGCGGGGACGAGGCCGGTATAGACGGCCTTGGCGGCAGCCGTGACGGGCTCGAACCATTCGACGACGGTCGCGCCGAGATCGAGCTGAGCAATTGCACGCCGCAATGCGCCGACCGTGCCTTTATGTTGGTGCAGCCAAAGGCTGTCCTTGATGACCTGGCGCTTTTTGGCCTCGTCCCATTCTGCTTGCCATTCGTCAACACTCCACGCCTGCGCGAGGTAAGGCAGCAATCGAGCCGGACAATCGTCAGGGTTCCAGACGGCGCGGATCAGCCACGTGGGTGCGGACAACAGCCGGTGGTCGGACGCCGAAAGCGCACGCTCCAGCGGCGTGGCGTTGGGCGGCAATAGGTGTTCGAGGCGCGGCGGGTCAATAGCCATCGGTCAGCCCTCCACGATTTCATAGGTGACGGCGACAGAGGTGGCATAGGCCGCGCCCTCAAAGCCGGGATTGACTTCGGCTGGCGGCGACGCGCGAATAGCGCGGATGACGTTGGTGCGGTCCTGATGAGCTGCGCCATCGAGTGCCGACAACACAATCCGGCGGCCAACTTTGTGGCTAACATCAGCGTAGCCTTGAAGGGCGTTCAAAGCCGACGTGACTATCAGACTAGGATCGGCCCCCGCACGAATGTGCAAGTGGTAGTTTATGGCGTAGAACGTGACACTCGCGGGCTGGACCTGCACGAAGTCGGTCAGTGGCCGGGTGTCGACGGGCGAGAACTTCGCGGCGACTGCGTCGATGATCTCACGAGCCGGTATTCCGGTGCCTGCTTTGGACAAGACCACGGCGCGGACAAAGCCGGGCTCAACAAGGCCGCTTTCGGGGCCGTAAATCGCAGCATCCTTGACGAGGGGATGAGCACTGCGGGCGTGGAACTCATAAGCCCCATAAGGCCCAGCCGTCGAAAACGCCTCAGGGGCAAGCTGGTAGCGGTAGCGCAGCTCGTCGTCGGTTTCGCCGTCGAGTTTTTCGACGCCGAGACGGGCCGCAAGGTTGACCAGATCGCTGCCGCTCGACGTTGCAACCATCACGGCTCGGACGGCTTCGTTGATGCGTTGATCGACGATCAACTCGCGGTATGCGCCAGCTTCGACGCCCTTGACCAGCGGCTCGCTTTCGAGCCGGAGAACAGCTTCGACTTCGGCTCGAAGCGCCGGGTCTTTGATACGGTCCAGTAACGCTGCCTTGCGCTCGGCGACGATGGCCTCAACGTTGGGCAGCACGACGGCGTCGATGGGGGGCAGCGCAGCCAGATCGATGGCAACAAACCGGCTCATACTGTCCTCGCAGTGCGTTGCTCGACGGCGGGCGTGCGGTCACCAAACAGCGCGCGCGGGAACCATGTCACCCGCATCGCCAGTGCGAGCAGCCCGGCAAAATTAGCGCGAGCAATGGAGACATGCGCCAACTCGACGCGAGGCTCCCAGCGAGCCACCGGGACAGCGGTCGCCATGACGGCCTTGGTGATGATGTCAGGATTGATTGGCTTGTCCTGAAGCGTGTCCTCGTCCGCGCCATACATGCGGCGCAGGACGCGCGTCTCAAGCGGGGTGGACAACACATCAACGAGCGATTGCGAGGTGTGCGACCACCCCCCAATCCAGCGCCCGGTGTTGCGATCCATCCCCGCCATGATCAGGCCCGTTTCGCGGACTTGATCTGCACGGGCGCTGCGACTTCGACAGCGGCGGCAGGCGCGGGGTCGATGGGGTCGATGGGGTCGATGGGGTCGATGGGCGAAGCGGCATCATTAGCCGCGATCCGGCGCACGTTGCCGCCGGTCAAGAGGTTCTTGGCTTCGGCGTTTGTCAACGCGATCTTGAAGCCCTTGGCGGCAAACACGCCGCGATGCCAGAAGCCCTCAACGATGTCGTAAAGCTCTTTTTTCACGTGATGTTCTCGCTGCTGTTCTTGGGATGCGACGACCGGCTTGGTTCGACGCAACCTTGGCAGCGATTTTCGGGAAATGGAGCGGGGGCAGATGCCCCCGAGGGCGGCTAGCGGTGCAGTCCGTTGGCGTCGATGTGGACCTTGGTCGACACCATCGCGCCGTCGTGGTCGATGAACCCGACGATCTTTATCCGGCCTATCATTTCGATGTGGGGCGCGGTGATCGTCACCTTACCTTCTGCCATCACGAGCGTCATGCCGCCATGGTCTATCGTAGCACTGTTGTCGCTCCACGTGACGCGGGTCTTGCCGCGCGTCTCGACGTGCTCGTCGCCCTTCTGCGACGGCTGACTGGCGGCGTTCGAAAACGAGGCGGGAAACAGCATTCCTTCGGCGAGCCGACCGGACGGACTGATCACCATCATCCGCTGACCTTTGGCTGGCGGACGCCACGTCGTGCCGTTGCCGCCCGCTTGAGGCGCGCCAACTTCGGCCCACGGCAGCATCGGCAGCGGAAGGTCTTTGCCCTCGCCGCCGCCGCGATCCGTGGCTTGAGCCGTGCCCTTCGCCGCGTCGACCTCGTCAACCTCGACGAACCGGACGATGTTGCGTTGACCGCGTTCCAGCTCGGCCAGCCGGTAGTAGATTTCGTCAAGTTCGGACATGCAATCAGCTCCAGTAGGTATCGTCGGCGTAGTCAGCCGGGATCGGCGTCATTGCCTGGAGCGCGAACGAGTGCGCCCAGAGCGGCTGACGCGATGCCGACGCCGCCATCAGGATGTACTGCCACTCCAGTGCCGTGATCGTCGCGGGGCCGGTATCGGTGACGACGGTCAAAGTGGTAGCGCCCGCGCCGAGCGCGATCATGGCCTGGGTCGCCTGCGTGACCTCGTCCCAGCCCTTCATGTCGGCTGGTGTTGTGCCGATGTGGTGGACGCCGCGTGCGCCTCCAAAAACATAGTCAAACCCGAGCGCCATGCGGCGCTCGCGCTCGGCCACGATGTCAGCGACGGTCACTGTCGCCGCTCGGGTTGTGACAACCCCCATGCCCCAATCCACAATCCATCGTTCCACGGGTACATCCGGCAACGTGACTGGATCAACGATAACGTGTTGGGCACCGGGTGGCACGAGCGCGGAAACCATGCGGGCCTCGAACTCGGCATCGGTCTCGGCTGGCGTCACAACCCGTTGCGTCGCTGGCGTAACTATTTCGACGGTAGCAGGCGTGACGATTTCCTCACTCTCCGGCGTGATGATCGTATCGCCATCCATGACTGCCGGCACGGTGCGCGTGACAGCAGGAACGTCCCTCGTCACTGCCGGGATATCCTCAAACACAGCGGCAATCATCGCGTCATGCGAAACGCTGACTGTGGTGATCGGATGCGCAGGCGCTTGATAAATTATAAACATCGCTGGCTCCTAAATGATCGCGAACGAAAACTTC